ACGAAGAAAGCCTCGGATTTCAACACACACAGTCCGGCGTTTTGGAATCTGAAAATCGGACAATCCGGAAACCCGACAAAGCCAGAGGGGCAAGAATGGGGGTCAGGGGGGAAATGCGGATGATTGAGCGAGCAATCAAAAACCGCTGGCTAACTAACGATCTGAAAACTGATGCACTCGCAGCAATCAAGCGTGGATTGAATTGCGGTGACGATCGGGCCGAACAAACGGCCGTCAGAAATCTAATCGCGATGGAAGCACAAAACCAAAAAGATGAGCACAAGGTGATTGATGTTCGTGTGGTCACAAGAAACGATCAGTATGATGCAATCGCTGCCGAACTCGGAATTGCTCCGGATCTTATCGAGCATGCCGCGAGACAGGCAGATATCATTGCTGGCCGAACTGAAGAGAACACCACAGCGAGAACTGGTGAGCGATGACAGATCCGAAGACGCCACCCGCAAACGTGCTAAGCGATCCGAGTCAGCCCGCATTGAAATCCCGCAGTGCGTCAATCCTGCCCGCCGCTTGCGATGCCTTGCCGATCCGGAGTTGTTCCTTCGCACCTACATGCCGAAGAAGTTCAGCCAGTCATTCGGCAAGGTCCATAGCCGCATCATCCAGACAATCCACGACAGGGCCACGACGGGCGGCAAGAAAGCAGTAGCAGCCCCACGAGGACGCGGCAAATCAACCATCGTGAAAGGAATGCTGATTTACGCGACGGCTCGTGAGCTGGTTCGCTTCATCGTTCCGATTTGTGCTACAACAAACCTTGCCGGCCGAATCTATCGAGACTATCGGAATGAGTGGGGGAACAACGACCTACTGTTTGCTGACTTCCCGGAAATTTGCGCCCCCGTCCGACATCTTGAAGGAGCCCCGCAGCGAGCGGCTCGCCAGCACGTCGACGGACATCTGACGCACATCAACTGGAGTTCGACCGACTTTCTGCGACTCCCCAGAGTTCCGGGGAACGCGAACGACTTCCTTAAATCCTTGGGACGTGAGTGGTCTCCCTTTGGTGGGGTCAAGATGGCCTTCGCTGGACTTGACGCCGCCTTTCGTGGGATGAACATCGACGACGACCGTCCCGATTGCCTGATTATCGACGACCCGGAAACCAGAGAATCAGCCAAGAGCTTGCAGCAGATTGAAGACCGCATCGAGATCATCGAGAAGGATATTGAGGGGCTTGAAGGCCAGGACAAGCCGCTGGCAATGGTGATGGTCACAACGCTCCAGAACACCTACTGCGTTTCCGCTCAGTTCACTGATCCGGAGCAGAAACCAGCCTGGGAAGGCGAGCGGTACGGCTGGATTCAGACTTGGCCAGATCGCCTGGACCTGTGGGACGAATACATCGCCCGACGACGGAAGGCACAGCGAGACGGCGACAGGCACGGCATGGATGCGGTTGAGTTCTATCTGGCCAATCGTGACGCGATGCACGCGGGCGTTGTGATGCTCGCTGACAACTTCAAAGAGATCACACTCAAGGACGGACGGCAAGCGGTTCATTCAGCGATTCAAGAAGCCTACAACAAGATCGCAGACACGAATCTATCGGCGTTCAAAGCCGAATACCAGAACGATCCAGACCCGGAGGAACAGGCCGAAACGTCAACGCTTACCCCTGGGCGAGTTGCTGGCCAGTTGTCAGGACTGCAACAGGGCGAAGTTCCGGACGCTCGGGTGTTCTCCTTCGTCGGGATCGACATCGGAAAATACAAATCACACTGGGTCAAGCTGTCCTGCACTCGCGATCTTGTTTCATGGGTCACAGACTATGGAGTCGTGGAAACGCACGGCCTGTCGAAGTTTTCAACGGAGCAGGCAATCGAACTGGCAATCCTTGAAAGCCTAAAGCAGTTTGCGGACGGCGATGTCTTTGCAGACGCTCAGCCACTGCTGGTGCTTGTCGACTCGGGAGACTTCACGGAATCCATTTACGAGTTCTGTAATCAGATGGGTGCCCCGTTCTATCCGTCGAAGGGCTGGTCGATGGATCGATTCCGGCAGAAGAAGCAGACCGACGACTACGAGCCTTTCCTGCAATCCTACGCACACAAAACAGCCGACAGCAAACGCCGCGAACTGTGGTTGTACAACGTCAACACTGAGTTCTGGAAGAAGTGGGGGCAGGACAGATTCCTTGTCGATGCTTTCATGGACCACACGCGGCTGGCTGGCAGCGTTGCCCTATTCGATCCGCCACACGCTGACATGAAATTCCATCTACAGTTTGCCCGCCACATGGTGAGCGAATCGGAACAACTCGTTCCAGTCGACGGCAAGGTCAATAAGCGTCAATGGATCGTCCACGACAAGAACAATAACCACTGGCTTGATGCTTACGCACTGGCATGTGCGGCGGCCGGATGCACTGGGTTGAGGCTTGTGGCTCCAGAGCCGGAACCAATCAAGCAAGTGCAGAAGTCAGAACCGAAACCACGGCTTGTGAATCCTCATGGGCAACCCTTCCTTGCAACGGAGAGATGATAATGGCGAAACCTTTACCACGAATCGACGGCACCGAAACTGTGCAGCAACCCCGGGCGCAGGTGCAGAAGCAACTGGAGAACCCACCGGCCTGCGAAGGCTACATTCCGCGAAACGTTGACGTGCGAATGTCACGCGCACAGGCTCGCATTCTGCGTGACAAGTTGCGAACACTCGAAGACAGCGGGGCGAAGACTGCAGATGGCAAGCCGGTGAACAATCGGGCGCAGGCTGTTCGGTGGATTCTCGAAAACATCGTCGACTGATAATCTGATTATCCGCTACATATTTCACGAATCAAATTTCGTGCTATTGTCCGTGCATGGTAATCGCGGACATCGAAACCGATTTACTCAACTACGCCGATTTTGAAGAAGTCGGCAGCGTTGCCCGTGCGCGTTCATTTGCTACGGCTGCAAATCGCTGGTTGATTCTTCGGGCAGAGTCTGCGAGCAACCAAAGCAGCTCTTTGTCAATTGGCAAGAATTACGTCGAGTCGATGCTCAAGCGGGCACGCGACTACATCGCAGCAAACGCGACAACGACGGCGGGCGGATCAAGCTCAGTTCGATTCCTCGGAGCGGGGACGAACTTCCGATGAGCAAAGCCCCGAACAACATCCAGTCTGCATTTGCTGACATTCGGGCAGACTACGACGCCACGCGGCACAGTCGCTTCGTTCGACGACGCACGGGCGTTGCCACGATGGGCAGCGGTCCTGACTATCACTTTCGCACCGAGTCGAAGTATTACGAGCTAATTGAGCAAGCTCGAGACATGGATCGCAATGACGCACTTGTCGGCATTCTGGCCGATCGTCGCGTTGACAACATCGTGCAGAGTGGCTTTACGCTGGACCCAAAGACCGGAGACAAGGGGCTCGACAATGCACTGTGGCAATGGTGGGAGGACGTTTCAACCGATCCCGATCAATGCGACATCGCGGGCGAGCTCACCTGGAAGGAAATCGAGCGTCAGGCTTGCCGCAGCGAATCGGTTGACGGCGATATTGTTGTTACCGGAACCGAAGAAGGGCCGTTCCAGCTTCTGGAATCACACCTGATTCGCACGAAGTCGAAGGTAGAAGACACGTTTCTCGGAGTCACGACGAATCGAGTCGGGCGTCGCGAGCAATACCACGTTGCGGAAGAGCTGAGCGAGTTCGGCCAGTTTGGCGAATGCACTCCGATTGATGTCCGCAATGAAGACGGGATCCGGCAGGTCTTTCACGTCTACAACCCGAAGCGAGTAAACCCAACTCGGGGGGTCACCCAGTTGGCCCCAGTGTTTTCAATTTCCGGGATGCTGGAAGACATCAACTTCGCGAAGCTCGTACAACAGCAGGTTGTCAGTTGCTTTGCAGTGTTCCGCAAAATGGCGGCTGGCGGAAATCGTCTGCCATCCGCTGATAGTGCTTACGGTGACGCGACAGTCGAAACAACGCAGGCCGGAACGCGACAGCTCGAAGGCGTTTCGCCTGGCATGGAAGTCATCGGTCAACCTGGGGAAGAACTGCAGGGGTTTAGCCCAAACGTTCCAAACTCAGAATACTTTGAGCAGGTCAAATTAATTCTGCAAATCATCGGCGTGAATTTTGGCCTGCCTCTTTGCTTAGTTTTGATGGACGGCAGCGAGACGAACTTTTCCGGATGGCGCGGGGCAGTTGATGAGGCTCGCAAAGGATTCGTTGCCGACCAGCAGAATCTGGTGAGACGCCTGAACCGACCGGCGTACATTTGGAAGTTGTCTCAGCACCTAAAAGAAACAAAAGACGCTGCACTTCGCAAAGCCGCCAGCAAGTTGGGCGATGCGATTTTTCGACATAACTGGAATTTGCCGACGTGGTCATACATCGAGCCAGTGGCAGACGCTCAGGGCGATGCGGAGCAGTTGAAAAATGCGTTGACGTCTCCGCGACGATTGCACGCGGCGCGGGGCAAGGATTGGGAAGAGATCGCAGAAGAGTCAATCGCTGACAATGCGTTCGCCATCCAAAGGGCACAGACGCAAGCTGCTGCGATTAACGCAGAGTTTTCAAAAGGACCACAGATCACCTGGCGGGATCTGATCGCGTTGCCGATGCCAGCCGGAACAACGATGGCGATGCAAGACCCAGCGGCGATTGCTGTGCAGGAAAAAACAGCGGACGCGCCAGAACCTAATGAATCAGCACCAAAGGCAAAGGCGAAACGGAAGCCACGGGCGGCCAGCGGTGGTAAATGGCGAACAACTGAAGACGGCGGAAAGATGTTCATTGGCGACGATGGCGATGTCAATTTTGGCGGCCCCGGTGGTGAGCCTGCAAAAGAAGCGGCCCCGCCAAAGCAGCCGACAACGCACAACGTCAAACTGCCAAAGAAGAAAACAAGCCTGACAATTGATCAGGCTACGACATCGCTAAAGCAAATGGGAATCACCCCAGGAAAGCTGGAGACCAAATTAAACCCGGAAACAAAGAAATTTGAGACGTCACGAGAGCTAACGATGCCGGATGGGACAAAGGTCAGGAAAACCGCAGCCGAAATCACGAAGCTCGTCTATGACGGGGTGAAAAAATGACAAAAACAATACGAATTGACGGAGTTATAGGAACCGGAGAAGGTGAAATCTCCGCAGCAATGGTACGTGAGCAGTTGCCAGAAAACGGCACGGAACCAATTGCGGTCAAGATTCACAGCGAAGGCGGATCGGTCTTCGAGGGTTTCGCCATTCATGATGCGTTTGCCGCGTACCAAGGCCCGAAGTCTCTATCTATCGAGTCATCAGCGTTCTCAATCGCATCCTTTATCGCCTGTGCATTTGATGACGTGGAGATCAGCAGCAACGGCTACATGATGCTCCACAACCCCTACGCACAGGTTGAGGGTGACGACGAAGACTTTGCCCGTCAATCCGAGATGCTTGGAAAGCTCAAGTCGTCAATGGTGTCCGCTTACGCTCAGCGATCCGGAAAGAGTGAAGACGAGATCAAAGCCATCCTGAAAAACGAAACATACCTGAACGCTCAGCAGTCTGTTGAGATGGGACTGGCGAAACGAATTGCCGGACAGCCTGTCATCGGGCGAGCGTTCGCAAAAGTCAAAACCATGCCGCATGGAGTTGTAGCTGCCCTATTCGGGGCAGGCTCAGGCGGTGACAACGACTCAAAGAAAGGCCATAAAATGCCAGAGTCAACACCTGTTGCCGCAACTCTGAAAGAGATCAAAGCGGCATTTCCGAAAGCGAAAGCCGAGCGAGTGATTGCATGGGCATTGAAAGAAATGCCAATGGCTTCAGTCGCTGCTGCTGCTGCGGAAGAGATGATGAGCGAGAACGAAGAGTTGATGGCCAAGTGCAAGGCGATGGAAGAAGAACTCGCCAAGTACAAAGCTGCTGAACTTGAAATCAGCACTGACGATGAAGAAGACGACAGCGAAAAGGAAATGGCCAAGGCTGCCGAAGAAGAGAAGGTCGAAGCCAAAGCGAAGTCAGGCGTTAAGCCAGTCGCCAAAGCTCGCACAGGTGGACCGTCTGCCAGTGTCCGCTGGAATCAGGCCGTCGATGCCGCAATGGCAAAGACCGGCAATAACAAGATGAAGGCGGTGGCATTGGCGAACCGCAACCACCCGGGACTTCGCGAGGCGTTTCTCGCAGAAGCGAACGCTCGCTGATTCGCGGCGTTAATTTCAACTAATCATCACTTCCGTGAGGAACGAATATCATGAGTCAGTATTTCGAAACACCAGTTGTGCCAGATACAGCTGCCGCAGCTGTTGCTCAGTATCTTCGAGTGAAAACTCCAGGTGCTGTTGCTGTTGCCGGTGCACTCGATCAGTCATTCGGCACGATGGAATTGCCATGCGTTGCGGCTGGGCCTTGCTCAGTGCGAGTCAAGACGGCAGAAGGCACTCAGAAAATGGTTGCTGCGACAGCAATCACCAAGGGAAATTACGTTTACGGCGCAGCATCCGGAAAGGTGTCCGCAGTCGCGAACGGGAATGTCGAAGGCATTGCCAAGGAAACCGTCACTGCCGATGGTGACATCATTGAAGTGCAGCCAATCAATCAGACCGTGCAGAACGGCGTGACTCTCGCGGCTGCGAACGGGGCGATTGCACTTGTTCCCGGAACAGTTGTCATCACCAAAACAGGTTCACTCGCTGCAATGACACTGGCAGCACCAACAGCTGCGCAGGACGGCTTGCTGCTCACTGTAACTTCCGCGACAGCATTTGCCCACACGATTACAGCGACAAGCCTGATCGAAGACGGCGTGACCGGCGGAGCCAAGACGACAGCAACCTTTGCGGCATTTGCCGGGGCCACCATCGTTCTCGTGGCCTACAACCTGAAATGGCACACGGTAGCCCTCAAGGCCGTTACCGTCGCCTGATGAAGCCCGATGCGTTCCCCGGTGGAGGTGGCCACCAAAGCCGGGGAACTTTACTTTCTGTTCCATAAATCGCGTTGCATCGGGAAGAAAGAAATGCAATGCCATCGCCAACAAGTAGCTTGGCTACACAGCGGCCGGATTTGGCCACGTTTTTGGAGTTCGATCTGGAGTCTGAAAAGGCTGGTTACATTGCAACGCAGGTTTTTCCTGTGATCGATGTGATGAGTCAGGCCGGAAACTTCGGAAAGATTCCGATTGAGCAGCTGCTTCAGCAGCGAGATACGAAGCGAGCGCCCGGAAGCGGGTACGCTCGCGGGAACTGGACGTTCGAACCAGCGACCTACGCCACGGAAGAACACGGTGCGGAAGAACCCGTCGACGACCGTGAATCGAAGATGTACGCAGACTACTTCC